CGCAATCCGTTTGGTAAATGGAAGTTAAAATAATATTATGGAAGTTAAATTATGTTGGATTTAATCGTTAAAGATAATATCAAGGAATTAAATAAAACGCTTACTCGAATTGAGAAAAAGCAATTACCGTTTGCAATATCATTAGGCATTAACAACACGGCCAAAGATGTAATGAAAGCAGAGAAAGCACAAACATCCAAGAAGCTCGACCGACCAACAAGCTTTACTCAAAATGCTTTTAAAATTAAATGGTCAAACAAAAACAATCAAGAAGCCAGTGTGTTTATTAAACCAATACAGGCTAAGTATCTCAAGTATCAAGTCGAGGGTGGTAAGCGTACTGGTCGCATTGGTGTGCCGTACAAGCACGCAAAGCTGAATAAGTTTGGTAATATTCCTGGTAGGCGCAAAGGCTTTATTAAGAATAAAAATCAATTCATTGGCAAGATTAAGAACATTGATGGTGTGTGGGAAAGGACTGGTGGCAAGCGTAACAGAGGTATTAAGTTAATGGTTGGGTTTGAGCCAGTGGTTAGCTATCGCAAACGATTCCCTTTCTACAAGATCGGTAAGGGTGTTGTTAATTCTAAATTTAAAAAGAATTTGAATAAAAGTTTAGAGAAAGCATTATCAACAGCTCGATGACCAGTCAGAATAAAAAAGGTACTCCTGACGCGGATGCACTGAGGGTAATTCGCAAGTCCTCTATTTTATTAGTTTCAGTATATATATAAGGAATTCGTTATTAATCAATGACTTACAAAGATAAATGCACACTGCAAGAACTGTCAGCATTTTTAATGCTAACGGATCGGCGTGTGCAACAACTCAAAGATGCGAATGTGATTGTTAAATTTGGCAGAGGTGAATACGATTTAACAAAATCAACGCAAGGCTATATTAATTTTTTGCGTGAACGTGCATTTGGGGGGGTGGCGAATACGGATCAGCATGGTGAGAAAACTCGGCTGATTACTGCGCAGGCCAATATTGCTGAGATGAACGATGCAGAACTTCGAGGCGATTTGCTTCGAGCGGATGAAACCAAACGGGCAATATTTACCGCTGCACGCGGTGTGCGTAATTCGTTGCAGACGGTGGCGGATAGATTGTCGCAACCATTGGCCGGTGAGGATGATCATCACGAAATCCACAGCATGATTGAGGGTGAGATTAATCAGATCTTGTTTGATATGGAAAGCGAGTTTGCTAAATTAGTGAGTGAGCCGGTAGAGATTGAAATTAAAAATGAAACAGAAACAGATACCAACGGTTGATGTTAGTGGTGAGCGGTTGGCACTCGATGCCATCGTTGCCGGATTAAAACCTGATCCGCAAGAGCCGATGAGTGAATGGGCGGATGAGTATCGTTTGCTTGGTCAAACTTATGCGGCCGAGCCTGGTAGATGGCGCACCAATCGCACACCGTATTTGCGTGAGATCATGGATGCGTTTTCGCCATCATCGCGTTGTGAATTTGTTACGATTATGAAAGGCGCACAGCTTGGATTTACTGAGGCATTAACCAACATGATCGGCTACATTATCCACCGCGCACCAGCGCCGGCAATGATGGTGCAGCCAACTCAGAACTTAGCAAAACGATATTCAAAACAACGCTTAGCAACGATGATCCAAGACATGCCAGTGCTTCGTGGATTGGTGGCAGATCCACGCGCAAGGGATAGCGGCAACACCACCACCTCAAAAGCATTTGACGGCGGTGTGTTGTTTATTGCTGGTGCAAATAGTGCGGCGGATCTAAGATCGGTACCGGTGCGATATTTACTACTCGATGAGGTTGATGCCTATCCGTATGACTTGGACGGTGAGGGCGATCCGATTGAGTTGGCCGTAAACAGAACAAAAACCTTTGCACGGCGCAAGGTTTTAATCGGATCAACACCAACGGTGAAAGATGTGAGCCGTGTTGAGCGTGAGTTTTTAAAAGGTGATCAGCGCAAGTATCATGTGGCATGTCCGCATTGCGATGGAATGCAAGAGTTGTATTGGCAAAACATCAAATGGAGCAAGGACGCAAACAAAGTACCGCGTCCGGAAACTGCTGTGTATATGTGCGAGCATTGCGCCGGAGTTATTACAGAAAGTGATAAACTTGAGATGTTGCAACACGGTAAATGGGTAGCCACCAAGCCGGATAATAATTACCGAGATACTCGCCGATCGTATCACATATCATCGCTTTATTCACCGTGGGAAAGTTGGGCAAACTTGGTACAAAAATGGCTTGATGCACAGCAAGATCCACACCTTTTAAAAACATTCATTAACACGGCATTGGGCGAGTGTTGGGATGAGGAAACCAACCGCGTGGACATGAACGATTTACGCAAAAAAGCAGAAGAATACCCATTGCGCCAATTACCAAATGGTGCGCTTATTGCCACTTGCGGTGTGGACGTGCAGGACAACAGACTCGAAGCGGTGATTTGGGCATTTGGTAAAGATGGGCAGGAAAGCTGGGTGATTGATTATCAAGTATTTTTTGGTGATCCGGCATCGCCTAAACTTTGGGCAGAGCTGGACGAATGGTTGTTGCAAGAGTTGGATCACGAATCCGGCTCGAGTGTGAATCTATCCGCAGTGGCGATTGACACCGGCGGACACCACACACAGATGGTGTATGATTTTTGCCGACTTAGAAAGCACCGTCATGTGATTGCCATCAAAGGACAATCGACTCGCAACCGACCGGTGATCGGACGGCCAACCAATCAAGACATTTCCATTGGCGGTAAAACCATTCGCGGTGGTGTGCAATTATGGCCGGTGGGATCGGACACTGCAAAGAGCGTTTGGTACGGTCGATTCGGTATTGAAAGTGGCGCAGGTCTTGTGCATTTTTCTAAAGAATTGGACGATGAGTTTTACGCTCAATTAACTGCTGAAAAATTAGTGACTCGTTATCACAAAGGCCATCCACGTACTGAGTGGGTCAAGCCATCGCATCGGCGCAACGAGGTACTGGATTGCTCGGTGTATGCGTTGGCGGCGGCATACCATTTGGGCATGAACAAGTGGAGTCAGAAAGATTGGCAACGATTAGAGGATATTGTTGAGCCTTTTATTAAAGATTTATTTGATTCTAAGCCTGATAAAGTTAAAACTGAGTCAAGAAAAGACGAAAAAAACATTAATATCCAACCAAAAGTTACACAAACACAGCGCCCATTAAGACCGAGAAATAAGAAATCCGGTGGTTTTGCAGCGCGTTGGTAAATTAGTTTTAAATTGGGGTTGACATTTGAAAAAATGTTACGACACTAACACCTAGATATAGTAGTTTTATATTTCAAAAACACTAGATATAGGGATTTATGGCCAATTTATTTGACTCTACAAACTACCCAACCACTGAGCCGAGCGATATTATTGCCGGTGATCGTATCGCTTGGAAGCGTAGCGATTTGGATAGTGATTATCCAATAGCTTCTTATTCATTAAAATATTCAGCGCGTTTAGAAAACGCCGGCTCAACTGAGATTGAGATCACTGCAACAGAAAGCGGCAGTGATTACATCGTGGAAGTTGGCCAATCAACAACAGCAGCCTACACCGCAGGTGTTTATCACTGGCAAGCGTACATTATTCGTACCTCAGACTCAGAGCGTATCACTGTTGACAGTGGCACTTGGGAAGTCAAAGCCAACCGTGATGCTGCCACAACCGATCCTAGAAATCACGTCAAAAAGGTATTGGACTCCATCGAGGCCACCATTGAGGGCAGAGCTTCAAAGGATCAAGAGTCGTATTCTATTGCTGGTCGCTCATTAGGGCGCACGCCGATTGCTGATTTGATTTTATTACGTGATAAATACCGTACTGAATACGTGCGCGAGCAACGAGCAGAGCGTGTTGCTAATGGTTTAGGCCACAGTGGCATTATTAAAACAAGGTTTTAAGTATGAATTTTTTATCCATTTTTAGAAAACACAAAAAAGCCGTTGCCAAACGTGCGTATTCCGGTGCAAAGATTGATCGTTTAACGTCAAGCTGGACGACTACATCGCAAAATATTAACAAAGATTTGCAATCCGGTGGCAAGGTATTGCGCGTTCGAGCGCGTGATTTGAGTATCAACAATGATTATGCGCGTAAGTATTTGCAGATGTGCGTGTCAAATGTGGTGGGTGCAAAGGGTATGGTTTTGCAGGTTAAATCCAAAACCGCTAAAGGCAAACTCAATCAAAAGCACAATCGAATTGTCGAACAAGCCTGGACAAAATGGTCAAAGGCCAATAATTGTGCATGGGATGGTCGTTTGTCATTTGTGGAAATGCAACGCTTATTTATTGAAACCGCTGCACGCGATGGCGAAGTGTTAATCCGCATGGTGCGTGATGATTCGCAGTTTGGTTTTAAATTGCAATTTTTAGACTCTAATCGTTTGGATGAAAACCTAAATAAAAAACTAAACAACGGCAATATCGTTCGCATGGGTATTGAGTTTGATACCACTGGCCGTGCGGTAGCGTATCACTTATTGGTTAATCTTGAAAATGAAGCCACCGCCGGTGCAAGGTATGAGCGCATTGATGCGGACAATATCATTCACGCCTTTATGGGTGAACGCCCAGAGCAAATTCGCGGTGCAACGTGGATGGCCAGTGCCATGAGTAGGCTCAATATGTTGGGTGCTTATGAAGAAGCCGAGCTGGTTGCAGCAAGAATTGGCGCATCTAAGATGGGTTTTTACACCTCAGAAGCCGGTGATTCGTTCATTGGTGATAGTGAAGATGATCAAGGTTATTTGTTAGATTCAGCCGAGCCGGGTGTGTTTTCACAACTACCGGCCGGTACCAACTTTACTACTTTTGATCCTACCCATCCAACCAGTGCATTTAAAGATTTTAACAAAGCAATTTTGCGCGGTATTTCAAGTGGTTTGGGCGTGGCGTACAACTCACTCGCGAGTGATCTCGAGGGCGTTAGCTTTTCAAGTATTCGATCCGGCACCATTGAAGAACGCGACCAGTGGCGTGTGAAACAAAATTGGATGATTCAGCATTTTATGGATCGTGTTTATGAGCAGTGGTTAAGTATGCAATTGCTGAATGGATCGATGGGTTTGTCGATGACTGATTTTGATAAATTATCCGAGATCCGCTGG